TTAACCCCCGCCATCGAACCAAGTTGGGGCTTAACCCCCGCCATCGAACCAAGTTGGGGCTTAACCCCCGCCATCGAACCAATTAACCCGGTTGGGTTGGGGCAGGGGGGATTATCTAACACACAACTTAATAAAACCCATAAATGCGACCATTGCGACGACGAGGAATGCGACCGGCATAAATTGCATAGTTTCTGTTCCAGACACTACGCCATCCATACCTCCTTGGAGTTGCTCCATATCGCCTTGCATAAGAACGTCTGAATCTGTTTTGTCGTCGCGCATAAAGCGAGTTACTCATAATAAGTGGCATACTATATTTAAAAAGGGCGAGAACACGTGAGTGTGATCAAGATCTCAAACTGGGGGCCTTTCGGAAATATGTCTTCAGAGAGTAATTGATTTCCCAAGGTCGATTCGATGTTGGTGTGGCGGGAATCGCTTGAGGTGCTGACGAGCTTCCTACTCGCCACATCCACGTGACAACGTAAATATTCTCCGTTGGGGTGTCCGTTGTATCATTGGCGAACGTGAATTCTCTCTTAATTGGAATATACTTTTGTCCGTGTCTGAATAAATTCAAACCCCAAGTATTAGGGTCATCATTCCACATGCCTATTTTGAAAGTTTTGTCCCACAAGACTCGTTTGTTTCTTCGGTTCAATTTGGCGCCATATGGCCAATGACCATAGTCACTTCGGAAGTTCGTTGCATTTATCTGTTCGTCCGTTGGAGCAGATGGGACACACATTTCGAACCAATCTTCTGGGTTTGGTTGAAGCCCTCCTTCAACTACAACAAGTGCCATTCGGATTGCCCATGGTTCTTTTCTCCAATTTGCAGCAACGCTGTCGCCTCCTTCGTGAGGTCGTATCCAGAAATCAAATTTAACTCCTGTAATTAGAACCTTGTTCTCTGTCCTATAGAATCTGTTGTTCTCTTCATCTGATTTTCCAGTAAGCTTAATAATGGGAAATGTGGAGAACTCTTTGTCTCTTGCTACCAGCACGTTTCGGTAGATATGGAATTTGGACTTATTGGTTGGTCTTTCTCCGGCATATGTCCCGCAATGACGGGTTCTTGTCAAGGCAGAGGTCTCGACATGGTATGGAACACTTGAAAGCTTCATCTTCTTTCCCCAACGTTGATGTTCTGATCCGGGTCTTTTTCCCATGGGCTTACCTTCGTGTGGAATGTGGTAGACTAAGTTGTCCTTATATAAATATGGCGACAAGTCTTGGTGAAGGTTATCGTGAACCCTTTCTTTAATGTTCTTAGGAAACGGAACTATGTCCCAGAAAGCTTCTTCGGGGTTGTGATAACCCGTAAGTTCGTAAAGAAACCCCATTTTAGTAACAAGTAAATGGTACTGTTCCTACGAAGTCGTCGGTGGCAAGTTTTGGGGAAAGTGAGCTGGAACAGTATTACCCAGCTCACTTCTGGCACCACTTCTCTTCTCATAATTTTGGATCATGCCCCCTCGCGCGAATGCATGCAAACGCTGGTGCTTCACAATCAACAATTACACCGCCGCTGAACAGCAGGCAATCGTGGATTCTGTTGATAATTTTGATTACATTGTCTTTGGTCGAGAGCACGGTGACTCTGGCACTCCTCATCTCCAAGGATTTCTGTGCTTAAAGGTTAAACTTCGTTTAAACAATGTCAAAGCACTCCCCGGATTCCAGCGAGCCCATCTTGAAGTGTCCCGCGGCACCCCGAAAGAGGCATCCGACTACTGTAAGAAAGATGGAGACTTTGAAGAGTACGGAACTCTTCCCGACGGACAAGGACGTCGCAGCGAGTTTGACACGCTTAAAGAATGGATTAAGGAACAAGACCCCGCCCCCTCTCACCGAGATTTGGCAGAAAACTTTCCATCCCTTTGGGGAAGATATCGATCCGCGGTACTCTCATTCCTTGAGTTGTTTGGACGAAAACCCACACTTGTGGATGGACCTTTGCGACCCTGGCAAAACGCTTTGAATGATATCATCATTCAAGATCCTGATGACCGTAAGATTATTTTTGTTGTTGATCCTGATGGAAACCGTGGAAAAAGTTGGCTCATTCGATATTGGTTCTCTACTCGTGATGATGTGCAACGTCTTAGTGTTGGTAAACGTGACGATCTCGCCTATGCGATTGACGAATCAAAGTCTTTGTTCGTATTCGATATCCCTCGGGGACAGTCTGAGTATTTGCAGTACTGTATCTTGGAGCAGTTGAAAGATAGGATGATCTTTTCTCCTAAGTATGATTCCAGGACCAAGATCTTATCTAAAACTCCTCATGTAGTCGTGTTCATGAACGAGGATCCTGACCGGAATAAGATGTCTAGAGATAGATATAGGGTAATGAATATAACTCCTAACGCTTAACCCGGTTATCGAACCAAGTTGGGGCTTAACCCCCGCCATCGAACCAAGTTGGGGCTTAACCCCCGCCATCGAACCAAGTTGGGGCTTAACCCCCGCCATCGAAC